TAGACGAATTAAATTCGCAGATTGAATATTACTCAAAAAGAACTGACTGCCCACCAACTAGAATTCGTATTGGGTATAAAACCTATTACAAATTAATGCAGAATCCTAAATTTGCCGATGAAGTATCAAACTCCGCTTTAGATCCAAACAAACGCAAATACAAAAAATTAAAAATAAAAGTTACTAAGGATGACAATCAACTTGAACTTGAATGATTTCTCATAAAAAAAGCCTACTCTTTCAAGTAGGCTTTCCCCTTATGACTTTTGCGCTGATCATTAAGGTTTATTGTTGTTTAAAGCAACACTCAGATCTTACAGAAATACTTAACAATAAAATAGCCCCGCCAACAATCGATATTTAGCAGAGCTTCTTAAAGCTTATACAGTTTATCGTGGAAGATATCTTTTTGAACCTGTGCTATTAAGGCAGTAATGTCCACCTCTAGGCCCAACACAATAAGTTCCAGATGTGCAGTAACAAGAGTTATTAGTCGTTTTACTATAACTTCTTGGAGTCCGTGTAGTAGTAGAACTTCTAGTTCTAGTATTATTATAGCCTTTTGATTCTCTTTGAGGAGTTGAGTAAACAGGCTGCCTGTTATCAAAACTCCCTTTTGAATATCTATAGGTGACTGGTGGAGTATAACAACCAGCAAAACTGCACAAATATTTAGTATCAATCCATTGTTGTCTATCCATATTTGGATTTAATAACGCCCATTCATCTTGGTACCAGAATACATAAACTTCACTTCCCCCTTTCAATTTAAAGATTTCTTTGCCATTTGGCATATCCTTGACTGGAGCGGTATCAACACTAATCCAATTTTTAACTGGATTAAACCTTTCAACTTTTTGCTGCGAAAAGTCTATGGACGGTATAGATACACATCCACTAATACCCAAAGTAATAACTAACCCTATTAAATAATTTTTCATTTTATTAACTTCTTAGAAAGAATAATTTTAATGCGAAGTAAACAATAAGCTACCTAATAAAAGCAACATATACTTTCATCTAATTTAAATACATAAAGAAAAATTAAAAAACCCGCTTCTAAAAAGAAACGGGTCAAAAAACAAAAAACTTTCAGCGCAGTATTTGTGACATATCATACAAGTTAGAAGATGTATTTACAATATACTTTAAGCTTAATTTTTTGATGCTCTCAAAATATCCAAAACTCGCTTTGACATTTCATGCAAGTTGGACCCTATTGGTAGCCAAAAATGATAATTAATGTTGTCACGGTTAAAAACTTGCTTGTAGTAATCAGTTTTAAAAGATGGGACGATATCAGAAGCTTTTAGTAATCTGCCTTCTTTTTCTATCTTTTGCCCATCAAGTTCACCACCAACACAGATATTCATTTTAAGTACCAGTTTTTAATTAGACTGGACTATAGCATAAATATAAACATGCTTAAGTGGGCATTCTTAAACGCTTAACATTTAGACAAGCATTCAATTTAGATGATTTATAATGTAACGACCATGTATTTAGGATGAAGACAGCTAATGTGTGGTGTAAATCTAACCATTAAATCAAAGGAACATTACTTAATGCAAAGAAAAGGGGCGCTTTTAACGATTGTACTGGTGGCGCTTGGTGCCCACCACCAGTACAACACAATATCAACTCTACAATTAATTAATATGGAGGTGACACAAACAAATAACTATCATTTCTAATAGAATTTCAGGTGGCGATGTTTGGCGACGAGCCACCTGATTTAATTTTAAATCATAATTGAAATCTAGCAAGTATAAAAACAAAAAGCCCATCAAACGATGAGCTTTAGATCAGTGAATTACTTATACTTCGTCCACTATATCAAAAATATGCCATAAAGCGTCTAGACAGTCAACAAGTCTAAATTATGCTTTTCTACTAATTGAGAAGCTTTTAAACGTTCAACGATTTTAATCATTAGATCATTGGCAGTTATAACGTCGATTCCTTCAAATGCTTTTAGTGTTAATTGCAATTTATTATTAATTACATTTGTAATTATTGATATTTTACCAAAATAATCAGGGTAGTATTTCAAAGTTTCATTAACTTTCTCCCGACTAACGCCTTCATATAGTTTTACAGTGTATGTTTTCATTTGAACCTCCATTTTGTCTTAATCTTTTATCATGACCTAATAAATAAAATCTAGCGCAACTCACCATAATTGCGACCTGAGCTTTAGATTGGTTTGTTTCTTGAGCAACCTTCAACAATCCTTTATTTTCAACCTTATTTTTAATTAAACAAATTAATGCAAACTTAGTTGTAAAATCTGTTTTATCAGAATTTAATAGACTTCGTAAAAGTGCTTGAATTTGATCCGCCTCATAATCACTGATCTCACATCGAATATAAGATTTACTTTTTTGTACTTCTTTGCCAGCTTCACGCATCAACCAGTAAATTTGATTGATATGAAGCCCATCTGGCAAATCACCCCCTTTCATTCTAACTGATTCACACCATGCGCCAAACTGCTCTAACCAACCGTCAATAGTATATTTAGACCAATCCATTTGTTGTGTTTTTAAAACTGCACTCATTTTTCACCTACCAATTGCTCAATTTGTTTAATCGCCACGCCTGCTTTCACTTGCTCTGTGCTGAACCGTAAAACTGTAAAACCCATCATTGCTGCGGAGTTGTATTTCTCCATATCCCCGATGTAACCTTTACCTCTTGTGTGACGGCCTCCGCTCCAGATACCACCTTCCACCTCAATCAAAATCTTTGTACCCGTAAGTAAAAAATCCGTCCGCCACTTTCGTTTCGGGTGGAATTTGTATTCCTGTTCAAAACCGATCTTGCATGCTCTTAAATGCGTTGCCAGAACCATTTCACCCACACTTGGTTGTCTGGCAATTTGCTTTGCTGAACGCCGCTTTTTATTTTTCTTAATAGGAAATAACTTACGGTATTCAGCAATGCTGACTGATGACATTAAGCACCGCCCTTTAATAAGTGATCTAATTGATTAGCAATGCCGTTATAAACACGTGATTTATCTAGGTCACCCAAAAGCGTTAATGCATGGGCATCGTTTATAAATTTATCTCTTAACTTTGTTAAACCAGCTTTTAACTTGATTAAAGGATCTATCTCATTTCCATTAACTGCTTCGTGGTCTGCTATAGCCTCCTGAACTCTTTTTATATGAACAACAAAATCTTTATTACCTATTAAAAATTTGATCATTTTGAAATCATTGAAATCAGCAATAAATACTTTGCCTTTAGCAACTTCAACTCCACCAATTTGCTCTATTAGTTCCAACGATTGAACCAATTTTTTAAGGTCTAAAATCTTTGGGGTTACAACACCACCTACTTCAGCAGATCCAATAACAAATCGAGCCTTTTCGATTCCATGTTCCTTCATAAACTCAACTGCATTCATACATTCGCCCCATCAATTAGCTGAAGAATATTTCTAGGGATTGGCATACCCTCCCGACGGCACATCTCTGCGTATTCGTGTGGATTATCGAAAGGATCAGGGCCCAACTCTTTTATAAGCTCAGGCTCTTTTTCTTTTGCCTCAAGTTTTTGAACTGGTGCAGGTTTACGACCATTGATTTTTAATCTTTCCATCAATGATTTGAGATGCTTTTGAGCCTCGTCATTGCTCACAGGAACGTGTTTAGGTTCTTTGTGTTCTAGTTGTAGCGGTGGAGTGTAAAACTCTTGCTGACGGCCTTTTAACTGAGCTTTAGCAACCATCACGTTGTAGGTCCCGAAGAAATTATCTTGAGCTGCTCGCATTTGGCCGGCTTCGATCAAATACCTAACCTCGTCTAAGGCGTACTTAGTGATTTGGGTAATAACCACGGAACGGTCAGTTGTAAACTTACATGCGCGAGACCAAGCTTCTTCTGGAGACATCCAACTTTCACCGATACACCAGGTGCGAAACTCGGCAAATGACGGCATAAAGCGTCCACCTGCTGTAAGTAAACGACCAAGTGCGTTGTTAAATTGGTTTTGTTGAACGCCTACTAGTGTTTTAAGTGCGATCTGCTCTACTACTGACAGAGGAATTGCGCTTTCGCCTGTTGCTGGAAATTGCTTATTGAACTGAGCAGCGTAAACAGTGCGAAGAGATGCGATTAATTGACGCACTTCGTTCAAGGTAATCTCATGCATGACCTACCTCCTCACTCACTAGAAACTTTTTTGAAGGGGTTACATCCACGATTTGAGACTGGTTTTGTTCTTCAAAAAGATTTGCGAAGTAACCCGGCTCTTGTGTTTTTTGCCCAACTGAAGTGATTTGCTCTTGCTTCTTGCGGTTAGCAGCAACTTGTTTCTCGTTGTTTTGAACCCAAGAGAACCACTTAACCAACCAGATGCTTGGTGTATTCAACGAGCTTGATTCGTTTGCAAAGTACCAGTCACCGAAGTTTTGAATCATGGTTCTCAAGTCGATTTCAGGTACCGAAACAAATCTTTGTTGAGCAAGTGAGATGAAATCGTATTGAAACTCGCTGTATTCAGAAATGAATTCACGCATTGAGTAACGCTTGTGATCATCGATCTGATACTGAGCAAATTGTATTGGAGTTAATTGCGAATTTTCTTCACGCGCATTACTACTACTATCTATATATTGGTTATCGGTTAACGGTTTATGGTTAAGGTTTTTTTGGCTTTCACTTTCAGAACCCAAAATTAACCCACTGGGTTTTTGTGGGTTTTCAGAATTAAACGAGTCGCCTTCACTTTGGTTTTCTTTTGGTTTTTCCTTACGTGGACGCCCACCTTTCTTACCATTTTCACGATTTTTATCCCCTACTTTTTGATAAGCGGCGATTTCTGAATCACAACGTTTGTTGTGAAACCCGTCTTCCTCTTCCACAAAAAACTCTTGCAGCACAATTAATACTGCATCCCTTTCTTCTTGGGTATTTGCACGTAACCGACGAAAAACCGACTGGGTTTCTTTGGGTAATGGTTTTTCATTCAAATAATAAAAATCGAGAGCACGGCGATAAAAGCACTCTTCAACTGGGCTAAGGTGCGCTGTAGCAACCATAAAGTCGCTGATATGGTGGAGATATTTATACATCAGTGACTGCTCCTAATTTTACAAGACCGCGCATTTCCAACTGACGAATAATTCTTGGAGGAATAAATTCGTTGTTGATTTTGTAGCGAATACGAGACTTTTCTTTCACCTGAATTAGTTTGTGCCCATCCTCCATGAGACGGCGAACTGCTATAGCCTGCCCCCCCATATGAGTTAATTCTTCAAGTTGATAAAATCTTTCCTGAGCCTCAATTGCGGCATTCATAACTGAAAGTGGCATAGCTGCTAATTCTTTAGCCGAATAGATCTTTACTGGTTGTTCCAGTGGAATTACCACCTCTAGCGGTGTGGTGGAAACGGAAATATCCTGTTTTCTTCTTGCTGCATATCTCACTTTTCACCACCCTTTGGCTTAACATAGCCTCCAAAAGAATCAACCAAACACGCCTTGGTTAAGCTGGTTACAATCTGCTGTGCTAACCACTGCGTTATGCGAAATTGACGAGCCATAGCCTCTGAAAATTCAACTTTGGTTACCGCCGCATTATTTTCGTCATACCCTTTGTTACGTAAATTTTGCTTTTTCACCTCAAATAGGTGTCCAAGTACTCGCAATGCAGGCTCATAGAAAGATTGGATTTCACTTTGCTGGCGAGAATCTTTGATTTGGTGTGTAAAGCTGTTCATGACACCTCCGCTAATGCTTGCTCAGCGCTTGTTAGTCGGCGTTTGGCGTTAAGTTCAGCAACTGTTGCTGTGCGGATTTCTTTTGAAGAAACTAGAATCAAATGATTCTCTGATTTGATGGTCCATAAACTAGTCAAAGTTTTGTTTTTAACTTCAAACAAATCATTTGATTTAAAAGTACGGCACTCTTCAGTAAGCACCACCATATCACCCACTAAAAACTCTAGATCGTTGCTATTCATTGGTTGTTCTGATAAATTATTTCTGTTCATTTGATTCACCTCAATTGAAT